TACATCAGACCATGCTCGCTCTCGCGATACACGGCAACGCCTACATTTATGCGCCACGCACCACAGGTGGTCTGCCATCAGAGATGCGCAACATTCACCCACGCGATATCAAAAATCTTGAATACTCAGATGATGGCTCGATCGAGTACACACTGCGCAACAAGACCGTGCTCACTAGCAAAGACATCAGAGCGATTCACTGGCTGCTGCTACCGAATCAGATGGTCGGTATCTCGCCACTCGAAGCGATGCGCAACACGATCGGCATGTCTATCGCGATGGATAGATTTCTTGCACAGTTCTACGGTGAAGGCGGTACACCGTCGAGCGTGCTAGAGACCGACACGACGATCACACCTGAGCAGGCACAAGTGCTGCGTGACACATGGGAAGACTCGCATGTGCGACGACGCAAACCTGCTGTGCTGACAGGCGGCCTAAAGTGGCGGCCTATCACGACCAGTGCAGCAGACATGCAGATGCTGGAACATCGTGAAGCGATCGTCAGAGATATCTCTCGCGTCTACCGCATACCGCTACATCTCATCAACGGCACAGGTGGCGACTCACAGACATATCAGAACATCGAGTCATCAGGTATCAACTTCGTGCGCTACACACTACTTCCGTTCATGCGACGACTGGAAGATGCACTGAGCGAGATGCTTCCACTGACACAACGAGTCAGGTTCAACGCAGACGAGTTCCAACGAGCAGACCTGATGACGAGAGTGAAGGCTCAGCAGATACAGATCGTCTCTGGCACACTGTCACCGAACGAAGCACGCGAACAAGAGAACCGTGAGCCGTATGATGGCGGCGATACTTTCGTCGCACCATCGACGACACCGCCGGTCGGCACAGATACGACACCGCCAGAGAAATGATGCCATGATCTCGACTTCTGTGACAGTGACTAATGCACCGACTCTCATCGTGCCTAAAGATGACAAGCCGCGCACCGTCTATCTGCACAACAGCGCAGGAACTACGATCTACATCGGCGGCTCAGCCGTGACGACGACGAACGGCTACCATCTCGGCAACGGCGAATCACAAGATCTATTCGTACCGACGAACGAGCAGGTGTATGGCATCGTCGCGTCTGGCACACATGCCATCAAAGTTCTGACACCTGATCTCGACTGATATGCCATACGGAATCTCACAAGAGCAGAGTGACTGCGCAGGCTGGGCGACGGTAAAGCGCGAGACCGATGGCTCATATACCACTATCGGTTGCCACGAAACTAAACAAGATGCAGTCGATCAGATGGTCGTCGTATCTTTGAGCGAAGATGTCGAGCCACTAGGCGAGATCAGACAGGAAGATGAGACAGATATGACCGAGCAGACGACTAGAGCACTGGCATCAGGTGACTTCGTTTCATGGGATTCATCAGGCGGCCGTGCTCGTGGCCGTATCGTGCGCATCGTCACAGGTGGCGATCTGAACATTCCTGATAGCAGTTTCACTATCACAGGCACAGAAGACGACCCTGCAGCACTGATCAGGCTCTACAGAGAGACCGATGATGGCTGGTCTGCCACAGATACACTCGTCGGCCACAAGTTATCGACCCTGACACCGATCGCAGACCTGCGTGCATCGAGCATGAAAGCGACCCGAAACGAAGAGTTTATCGCCGCTATTGACGCAGTTATGGCGATATTGACACAGGTGAAGTCGTCATACGAGTCAGAAGAAACCGAAGAAGAAGAGACCGAAGCAGAAGATGAGATAGACGAGTCAGAGCAGATGACCGGCGACGAGTATCGCGCAGTTGATCTATCTGCACCAGAGTTCATGCGCGAGTCTGCTCGACGCGGCCTGAGACTGCACGAGCAGGGTCTATCTGGTGACGGTCTGATGCCTGCGACAGTGGCAGATGCACGACGCATGGCCGACGGTGAGATTAGTGAAGCCAAGTGGCGAAAGATACCTGCATGGATAGCACGACACATCGGCGATCTCAGTGCAGTGGAAGGCGACGAGATCACAGCAGGTCTGGTCGCGATGCTGCTCTGGGGCGGCGGCTCGACACGCGAGTCAGCAGAGCGTGCTCAGGCATACGGCGAGCGCATCATCAAACAACTAGATGACGAGCAGACTAGATGCGCAGATAGTAGTGCATCAGATAAGATCACGGCCATGAGCATCGAGAGAGCAGACAGAGAGCATCGCTGGTGCATCACTGGCGCAGATGAGCGTCGTGTCGCATATACCACTCTCGAAATGCGAGAGATCGGCGACGGCAACACGCTAGTCGGATACGCCGCAGTCTTTGACTCACCATCTGAACCGATGCCGTTCACAGAGTATGTGAAGCGTGGCGCGTTTACCAAGACGATCAAAGATGGTGCAGATGTACGACTACTCATAGATCATGAAGGTGTTCCACTCGCACGCACTAAATCAGGAACGCTCAAACTCGAAGAAGATGAGCGCGGCCTGAAGGTATCAGCCGATCTCGACCCTGCCAACCCTGACGCTGCACGAGTCATCTCGGCCATGCGTCGCGGTGATCTGAGCCAGATGTCGTTCGCGTTCCGCACAATCAAAGATTCATGGTCAGATGATCGCACCGTCAGAGAACTCAAAGAAGTGCAACTATTCGATGTCAGTGTCGTCACCTTCCCTGCCTACGAGCAGACGATGGCAGAGTTGCGCGAACTAAAAACTGATGCTAATCTGACACCGGCGACTGACATCTCTGTGCGCAAGGCACAGATCATGTTGGCTCGTCACCGCTAGTCAGCCGACTCGCAGCCGACCACTCAGGTCACTGAGCGAGCCACTGAGATCATCATCGACATCTCACCAAAGGATTACAACATGACCTACTCAAAGCAACTCATCGAGAAGCGTGACGCTGAACTCGCAAAAGCAGATGCACTCGTCGCTGCAGCAGCAGCCGAATCGCGTGCACTCACCACAGAAGAAGACTCACAGGTCGTCTCGACACTCGACATCGTGCGCGATCTCGACGAGCAAATCAAACGACATGCAGAACTCGAAGCACGCAACGCGGCAGCAGCAGAAGCACGCAAAGCATCAGGCATCGAGACAGTAGTGTCACAGACATCTATCAAGTCTGAGCCACGCACCTACTCGCCACAGGCAGACACATCGTTCGTGCGCGACGCATACGCTGCACAGTTCTCAAACGACTATCAGGCCAAAGAGCGTCTCGCTCGCCACATGAACGAAGAGCGCATCGAGCGTCGTGATGTGACAAGCGCAAACTTCGCTGGTCTCGTCGTGCCACAGTTCCTGACCGATCTCGCCGCACCGTTCGCTCGTGCAGGCAGGCCGTTCCTTGACCAAGCACGCAAGCACCAACTGCCAGATGCAGGTCTCACGATCAGCATCAGCAAAGTGACGACAGGCTCAGCGACAGCAGTACAGACAGAAGGTGCTGCAGTTCAAGAGACCAACATGGACGACACGAAACTCGATGTGTCAGTCGTGACTGTCGCTGGTCAGCAGAATGTCAGCCGTCAGGCGATCGAGCGCGGTACAAACATCGACTCACTCGTCATGGCTGATCTCGTCAGCGCATACCACACCAACCTTGACTCACTTAATGTGACCACATCAGCGACATCGCTGACCAATGTGATCACACAGGTCGTCACATACACAGACGCATCACCAACAGTCGCCGAACTGTACCCAAAGATTTTGGACTGCGTGCAAAGAATTCAGACGAACTTCTTCGCCGGCCCGAACTTTATCCTGATGCACCCACGCCGACTCGCCTTCATCTTGGCTGCAGTCGATGATCAGAAGCGACCACTCGCAGTGCCAGTGCCGAACTTCAACGGTCAGCCTGCGTTCGCTTCGGGCAACGGTGCGCCAGTGTACGGCAACAGCGGCTACACGATCGTTGGCTTGCCAGTGATCACTGACGCAAATGTCATCACGACCAACGGTGCAGGTTCAAACGAAGATGTGATCATCGTCGGCAACACTCAGGAAGCCCACTTGTTCGAGCAGGGTTCAGGCGAGCCGATGATGTTGCGCTTCGAGCAACCGAAAGGTGCTGAACTCGACATCACGATGGTGGTGTACGGATACAGTGCATTTACAGCCAACCGCTACCCAAATGCGTTTGCGCTCGTAGGTGGAACTGGTCTCATCACACCGTCGTTCTAACTTCTAGTGTCAGTGCACTGCAGACGATCTCTGCAGTGCACTGATAACATGCAGACATGACAGCACACTCGAAGCACATCAACGCACTACTCGTCGAGCGTGTCGGATATGAGCGGCGCGGTCTGACAGATCGCGTGCGACAGATCGACGACGCACTGCGCGAACTCGGCTATGAGCATGACTATCTGACAGAGACAGCCACGATCACACCTGACACAGAGAGAGCGATCAAACCTAAAGCACGCAAACGCACGAAAGGCTGAGCATCATGGCCATCACCAACGGCTATTGCACACTCGCAGAAGTAAAGGCCGCGATGCGACTCACCGACTCGGTAGATGACACACTGCTAGAGAACTCGATCGAAGGTGCATCACGACGAATCGACGGCTACTGTGGCCGCTTCTTCTATCAGACCACACAGACAGTGACCTTCTATGCGACGAACGCCTACAGACTCGCGACCCGTGACCTAGTATCTGTCACCACGCTGAAGACCGATAACAGTGGCACAGGCGTGTTCACTACCACATGGACTCTGAACACTGACTACATCTTTGAGCCGCTCGATGCCGTACTACAGACGCGACCATACAACGCAATCGCCGCCACAGGTGGCAAAACCTTCCCTTTATATACGCCACCAGACCCACCGACGACACAGATCGTCGGCGTATGGGGCTGGCCGTCAGTGCCTGACGATGTGCGAGAAGCGTGTGTGCTGCTGTCGATGCGACAGTTCGCACGCTACAACGCCGCGCTCGGCGTGCTCGGCTTCGCAGATATGGCGATCACAGTGCGTGCAGTAGACCCTGATGTGCGTGACCTGCTCTCACCATATCGCCTACTAGGTGTCGCCTGATGCCTGCGACAGTCTCGCAGGTGATGACAGGTCTCGCGACACGGCTCGGCACGATCAGCGGCCTGCGCACCTATACCTATATGCCCGATCAACTGAATCCACCTGTCGGCTTCCCGATCATCGAGTCAGTCGATTACCACAAGGCGTTCGCCGGTGGCGATGTGCAGATGCGATGCTCAGTGTTCGTCATCGTCGGCAGATATGTCGATCGCACAGCACACACAGCACTCGACGGCTATCTCTCATACTCTGGCGCGACATCTATCAGAGCCGCGATAGAAGGCGATCGCACTCTCGGCGGTGTAGCAAAGACACTGATCGTCGAGTCTGGTCTGAACATTTCGGCGGTATCGGTTGCCGAAAGCGAGTTCCTGCAAGTACAGTGCTCAGTGATAGTGCACGCATAGAAAGGCTCACGATGACGACATACAGAATCACTAGCGACAGATGTTCACTCGGTCAGATCGGTGACTCGATCACAGCCGATGATCTCGCTGGTCTCAACATCGACGCGCTGATCGACGGTGGATTCATCACAGCAGCGAGTGCTAAAGTTTCTAAACAAGACATCAAAGAAAGCGATAAATAAACATGGCCGTTCTAGTTCTCACAGATGCTTCCATCACCATCAACTCAGTCGCTCTCAGCGACCACGCAAACTCGGTCACTCTCAATTATGAGAAAGACAGTGTTGAAGTGACTGCGTTCGGAATGACAGGCCACAAGTTCACTGGCGGTTTGCAAAACAACTCGCTCGACATCGAACTCATGCAGGACTTCGCGGCAGCAAATGTTGAAGCGACACTATTCCCGCTCGTCGGCACTCAGACCACTGTGGTCATCAAACCGACATCTGGTGCAGTAAGCGCGACGAATCCGTCTTACACTCTTTCCGACACCTTCCTGACAGCGCATACACCTGTCGCCGGTGCAGTTGGCGAGTTAGCGATGACTTCCATCAGTTTCACTGGCGGCACACTCGTCAAAGCCACATCATAAATCACTAACTATCGAAGGGAAGTCATATGAAGATGGCACTCAGAGTGCACTACACAGACGGTGAGAAGCGAGATGTCGAAGCAAAGTTCGCTGACTTCGTATCATTCGAGCGCACATGGCAACGCAGTGTCGCACGATTCGAGACAGAGATCAGACTCACTGATCTGGCATGGCTCGCATGGTCGGCAGAGACACGCGCAAAGAACACGACAGCCAAGTTTGACCCTGACTGGATACAGACAGTCGAGCAGGTCGAGATCGCAGAAGGCTCAAGTGATATCCCTTTGGCGACGACTCAGCCCACTGGCTGATCTGCTCGCTCGCGGTAGAGACAGGAATCGCACCATCGGTGCTGCTCGACGAGTCAGAGATGACTCTAAACACGATGCTCAGAGTCGTAAAGGCACGCAACAAGAAACGGTCGCAGTCGCGACGCAGGTGATCTGATGGCACAGGAACGCTTCGAGATCAAAGGCCAAAAAGATCAGTTCGGGAAGATCGAGATCGTAAACTACACGCAGTTCATCAAAGGTATAAAAAAGGCGGCTGACGATGGATACAGCGAGTCGATCATCGCGAAAGCAAACGAAGAAGTAGCGGCCATCATCATCAGGCGTGCGAACCAGATCGCATCGACGAAGATGGAAAAGAAGGCTGCCGCGAGTCTCGTAAAGTCATCTAGCAAACTGCGCGTCGCTGTCACCGGCGGTGGCAAGGCTGTGCCGTACTTCGGCGGTGCGAACTTCGGTTCATATCGTGACACTCGTCGTCTGATCAAAGCACCGAATGTGCGCGGTCGGCGTAGTCGTGCGACTCTAGTGCGTCATGGCGAAGACATAGATGTGGTGGTGAAGCGTGTCGAGAATCAGAGTGTGACATCGTCAGGCAAGACGATCTCAAAGCGTCTCGGCGGCCAGAAGGTAGACATCGCACGCACGAAGTCAGGCGGTGTCAAAGTAATCAAAGGCTGGAATCAGTTCAAAGAATTTAAGAAAGGGCAAGACTTCTTCCTATATCGTGCAGTCAGTAAAGAAGAGAGACACATCACCATGCTCTATCAGACTGCGCTCGATAGGGTCACAGGCGAAGCGTTCAGCGATTAGACTCTCGGCATCATGGCAGGCGCACGCAAACTAACGCTAGAGATATTCGGCAAGGCGACGAGTGCTGTCAAGGCTCTGGGTGAGACTGGCAGTGCGGCTGTCAGCATGGGCAGTAAGGTCGCGAGTGCTCTGCCATCACTGAAGACGATCGGTATCGCAGGCGCGGCGGCGTTTGCCAGTGTCGCGGCTGGTGCATATAAAGCAGTTCAGGCGGCGGCCGAAGATCAGAAGTCTTTCAAACTGCTAGAAGGGCAACTCAGATCGACTGTCGGTGCTACTGATGCACAGGTCGCAGGTGTAGAAAAGCAGATCAGCGCGATGATGCGTGCAACGGGAATCGCCGATGACCAGTTGCGGCCTGCGTATGCGTCGTTGGTTCGTGGCACATCGAGCCTGACTGACAGCACTCAGTTGATGCAACTCGCACTCGATGTGAGTGCAGGCACTGGAAAAGATGTCGCCGCAGTCGCCGAAGGTTTATCGAAAGCCTACAACGGGAACATGGGTGCACTCGTCAAACTCGGCATACCACTCGACGAAAACATCAAAAAATCTAAAGACAGCAAAGCAGCACTAGACCAACTCTCACAGACTTTCGCAGGGCAGGCAGATGTCGCAGCAGATACCTTCTCAGGTCGTCTGCAGATCATGCAGACCAGTCTCGGCGAAGTCACAGAGTCAGTCGGCTACGCGCTACTTCCTGCACTGACATCGACTGTCGGCTTCGTCACCGACAAGGTTCTGCCCACTCTCGGCCAGTTCTCTGACGCGCTGACCACAGGTGGTCTCGAAGGCGGCCTGCGATTCATCGCGACGAAGATCAAAGAGACTGCACCACAGGTCATCGGTGCACTGCTCGACTTCATCAAGATGGCAGGCGAGTGGATTCGATCAGTTGGCTTCCCGTTGTGGGTCGAGTATGTGCAGTTTTTGGCGACCGCGATCACCGGCTGGATACGGCCACGCATACCGATCATCATCGAGCAGGTAAAGCAGTTAGTGCGAGCGATGGTGGACTGGCTGCTGAACACTGGTCTGCCGTTCCTAGTTGAGAAGGTACAGAAGTTAGGTGATGCGATCGTCGGCTGGATAGGTAAAGCGGCGCGAGAGATACCGCACCAACTGGTCACATTTCTAGGCACGATTGCGCAGTGGCTGCTGTCGAACGCTGTGCCGAAACTCGCTGAACTCGGCGGCAAACTACTGGTCTCTCTGATCAAGTGGACTTTCACGCTAGGCAAAGACCTGATCGTCGGTCTCGGTGGTGCGATCGTCGCACTCGTAGCGGCTCTACCGAATCTATTCAAAGGTTTCTTCGTCGGTCTCGGCAAGATCGGTCTAGCGGCTGTCGGCTTTTTCATGGATAAGTTCAAGGGTCTGGCTCGTGCCATCGGCCAACTCGCGATAGATGCAGTGAACTTCCTGATCGACAAGTTCAACGAAATCCCTATTATCCCGAACATACCGCGCATCACAGTCGATCTGAAGAAGGCGCAGAGTCAGATGGGTCTGACAGCAGACGAACTGCAGACCGTCTCGACAGGTATGGCTCGATTCAGTGACGCAGCCGAGACAGCAAAGACGAAGACATCGAGCCTGACCACAGGTGTGCAGGGCATGAATCTGTCGCTCGCTGGTGGTGCTGGTGCTGGTGGCGGCGCAAAGAAGGCGACTGATGATGCGAAGAAGGCTCTAGATACCTACATCACGGCGATGCGTGCGGCTACTACTGCATCGAAGGCTGTGGCTGATGCTCAGAAGGCTGTCACTAAATCGCAGAGTGATCTGCTCAAAGCGACGGCGGCTGTCGCCGAAGCACAGAAGAAGTTTGACCTTATTACTAAGGGATACGGTAAAGGGTCGAAGAAGGCGACTGATGCTGAGCGTGATCGTGCGAAAGCACAGCGCGATCTAGAGCGTGCAGGGTACGGTCTAGAAGGTGCGGTGAAGGCCGTCAAAGACGCTGAGACGAAACTGGCAGACCTGCGCAAAGACCCTGATGCGACACCTGAGATGATCAGAGAAGCAGAGATCGCTCTCGCTGAAGCCAAACTGTCTGTGGCCGATGCGACTGATGCACAGATCGAAGCGACCGAAGCACTCGCGAAGGCTGAGACGCTACTCGACGAGATAGTAAACGGTGCGAAGGAAGGCTCAGAGACCTACACCGATGCACTCAAAGAACTGACCGAAGCGAAAGATCGTGAAGTCGAAGCGACAGATCGTGTGACGGAAGCGATCGAGCGTGAGACAGAAGCGAAGCAGAAGTTGGCTGACGCTGAGCGCGAACTGCAGGAAGTGCGACGAAAGACTGCTGACTCGATAGAGCGTGAAGGCGACGCGATTCTCGCAGGCACGAAGACTGTCACGAGCGGTGGCGGCACTGGTGGTGGCGGTATCGTCGGCATGCCGACACAGGCTGAACTCGATCAGATAGGTCGTATCGGTCGCGGTGACTTCTCAGGTATCGACTTCGGCAACATCACGATTCCATCACTGGAAGACCTGCTCGGTGGCGGTCTCGGTGTACCGATGGCGACAGGTGGCATCGTCACACGGCCGACGAGCATCATCGCCGGTGAACGCGGCGCGGAAGCGATCATACCTTTAGATCGACTAGGTGGCATGGGTACAGAGATCAACATCACAGTCAATGCAGGCATGGGCACAGACGGCCAGATGGTAGGCAACGAGATAGTGCGTGTGCTCAAACAATATGAGCGACTGAACGGCTATCTGCCACTCACTGCTGCTGCTGTGGTCTAGTCATGGCGACAACTCTCGTCTATGGTGAGCAGATACAGGTGCTCTGCGAACTGGGCTTCCCTGCAGAGCCGTTCACGCTCGACGATGCCAGTCTCGGTGTACTCGATCAGAACTATCTAGATGGCACACTGCTCGGCGTAGATGTCGCAGAGTATGTGATGGAAGCCACGATAAATCGTGGTCGCTCAGACGAGTTCGAGACATTTCGTGCAGGCACATTCAGCATGCGGCTCATCGACAACGAGCGACAGTTCGACCCACTGAACACTTCGTCACCGTACTATGACATCGCCACAGGCAAGTCAGGTGTGACACCGAGACGCAAAGTGACTGTGCTATCTGGTGG